TGGCATGCCGAGTGCTCCTCCAGCCATCTTGCCGAGAGCTCCTCCAATTTGACCTCCAACGCTCCGACGCGTAGTGCCACCATGGTAAGCTCCTCTTCCAGTGGCGTAGTTCTGCGGGACGAAGAATTTTCGTGGACGTGGCTGGCCATTTCCTTGTCGTCCTCTTTGTGGGACGGGATGGCCGGAGGCCTTACGTGCCGAGACGTTCTGCCTGTAACGGGCACGCTTTTTCCGGTTCTTAAGTGTCTTCTGACTGACGGCACTGTTGCTCCTGTTTCTGGGCATAACATAGGGTGAGAAAAGTATTGATTTTTTCACAAGTCCGTCGGCGGCCTCACCATGAGTGATGCGGTCGCCGCGGACAACGTCAGCATAAGTCATCATGCCCGGTTTTAAGCGGAAGCCACTACAGTAGGCGCCGATGTTGACGCCCACATGAGAGGCTAGGGCTAAAGGAAAACCGAGCCAACCGAGAAAATTGGCCACGGCGCAATTGCCTATGTGCATCGCATTTGACCAAGTATGGTTGCCGGGAGTTGCACTCTCACAGGTGACAACCAAGGTGGTAAACGCCGCCAAACCGTTGGTGTCCAAAGTGAATCGGACAAGCTCTTCAACGATTGGTGCGACGACACAAACGGCGAGGAACTGATTCCGTGCAGCCATCCAGTCGTTGATTTTGGCACACAAAACTCCGGCAGGCAGTGCCATGCTCACTTTCGCAATATTGGTGAGTATCCTGCCTACAATGCCGAGTGCTTTGCAAGTTATGGTGCCTGCGGCAACGCGAGGCTCACCTAACCTATCAACGCGGTTGAGTTTCTTCCATGCTGGGTGCTTGAGATCATCGCCCAAATCGGCGGCATTTATCTCAGCAATCATCTCACGGAACGTGGTTTCTGTCACGTCGTAGATATCAGCACAGGCATCGTAAAACCTAGCCTCATCAACCGGCGCTGGGTTGATACGTGTAATATGGGGCAAGGTATATCGGACAAATTGCTTGTCACGATTGCTTCGGACTTTGCGCCCGTCACCGACCAAAGCCAGGCAGCGACGAACATAAGCTGCACTCAGCGGGTCATGGTTGACCATGGGATCAAGCCCGATGCATACGGAACGAATGTGTTTTGGCACGCTAGAAAT